CTAAAAGAACTTAGCTACACCACCCAGGACTTCAAAAATGTTTATAATATCTGTGATGGGGAATTCCTGCTCGTCAAATCCCTTATCGTTTATGGGGACATAGCGCAACATCTGTGGGTTATTCGATTTCCGTAATATCTTAACCGTGCGTTTGGTCTTCAATACCACGGCGTATATCTTTCCGAACTGAATATCCTGAACTAGGCATTGGCGCAGCCCTATAATGTCCTGATGCCCTATGCGAGGTTCCATTGAGTGCCCAGAAATGTTACACCACACCTGCACACGTTCGAACCCTGGTATATATATGTGTCGGTCAGGATAGATGGTTTGGTCATTAAAAGAGTCTGTGAATCCACCTTGGAATTCAACATCGTAATAGGGCGCACCTTCGTTAGAAGAAATGGGTTGCTCAGTGGACGAAACTAACTCATGTGTATCAGATTCTGATTTGAGCATATTGCCCTCGCCAGTAAGAAGCCACCCTACATTTACATCTGGGGCGTAAGCGAGAAATCTTGAAATATTATCCTCGCTTATGCCATTATTCTGGCCTAATATGCCTCGGGTTGTACCCGATTCTTTGTAAAATTCATAGGGTGTGATACCCTTAGAAGATAAATAAAGCGAGATATTTCGCTTTACAAGTGATTTTTCTTGCTTATTTTCTTGCATAGTCGAGAAATCTTGTTTATCTTTGCAACGTGTTCAGAATAGAACACGCGCCAAAGATACTAAAAAAGGCGCGATTGTACAAATTTTAAAACTTAAAGAAGATGAACGGAAATATCGAGATAAAGGAATGGTCAACCAACGACTTCAAGGGGAAAGTGGCCCAAAGGCTGATGACGGACCGTGTGCGGTTCTGCTACGACCCCGAGCAGGGCATCGTTTTCACCGCCCCCGAGGAATACGTGAAGGAACTCATATATAAGCTGATGGTTTGCGACGGCGTGAAAAGACGCCCCAATATATACGAATACAACAAATAAAGGAGATACGAATATGAATACAGAAAGACAAAACAGCAAGTTGGCTATGCTCGCCAAAGACGTGGAGGGCAAGCTGGCAACCATCACCGCGACGATGCAGAGGGTAAAGGGCGTGATGGAAGTGGACTACGAGCGGTTCTTCCGCTGGCATTCCGAAGAGGCTTACAGGATGAACATGTGCCGGTTCGAATACGGCCGGCTGCACGCCTGCCTGCTGACCGGCGACCTGGACAAGGTGCGCCAGTGGCTGCGCCAAAATGCGGACTGCATAAAGGAACTGCTTTTGGCCGAGGGTGCCAGAGGTTACAGCGTGAGCGCATCGGGATTGGCCAACGTAAACGCCTTGGAGGCCAAGCGCGAGCTGCGCAAGCAATACCTGTCGATGCTTGACTTTATCGGTAATGGGGCAGAGAATGAGAGAGACGGGCTGAATAGGGAGTCGTGGCTGGATGCCGCACTTAAAGAGATATAGGCTCAACGCTTAATATTGAAAACAAAATAAAAAGGAGCAGGATATGAAAAGGAAGATAGTGGTGACCGCCGAGGTTAAGCAGAAGCTTATGAAACAGTTCGGGGCTGGGGAGCGTAGCTTGTTCAACGCACTTACGTACGACGAACGGCGCGGCAACTCGCCCACGGCCAAGCGCATCAGGGAGTCTGCCATGAAGAACGGCGGCGTGGCGATGGCCGACGACTGCCTGGACATGGAGACCATCCACCTGGCCGACGGCACGATGCGTCAGTTTTTCCCGCGCGGCACGGTGATGACCGTTTTTCGTAACGGGGTGGTGACGATAGAGAAGAACGGCCGCCTGGTGAAGAAGGAGCAGTGCCCCGGACTGATAGACGATTATGAGGAGCTGCAACGCCTGGCCGCAAAGGTGGACGGCGCGGAACGCGTTACGGTGCTGAGGTAAAGGAGGCGCATGGCTATGGTAGAGTATTACGAAGGCCGGCTGTGCATCCCTGCGAAGGAGCTGGTGGAGCGGGGACTTGTGAGCGAGGCCAACTACAAGAAGATGGCGATACGCAAAAAGTTCGACGTCGCCCGCACCGCCCGCGGCCTAGGCAACTACGCCCTTGTGGCCGTGGACACGCTGCCGGCTGCGATGAAGGAGGCCGTGAAACGCGCCTACCCCAACCTGCGCATCGTGCGGCTGGTGAACTGGGTGCGCGAGAACTACGACTACGACCAGCACGCATACGCCTTTTTCTCCGACCCCGCGCAATGCGGCGTTGAGCTGCCCCGGCGGCACGTGAGGGAGTACACCGTGAACGCGGGCGTGATAAGCGCGGCCGTGGCCCTGTACAACAGTGCGAAGGCACAGCACACGGTGATGGGCGAGGCCTACGACTGGGACATGATGGCCGAGGCCATCGACGTGCTGAAACAAGAGTACGGCCACACGTTGCCCACATCCACCCTGCGATTTCGCAAAAAGGTGGCCGAGTTCAAGAAGAAGGGCTACGCGTGCCTGATAAGCGGGAAGTTCGGCAACCAAAGCGCGCGCAAGGTGGACCACAAGACGGAGCGGCTGATACTGGGGTTGGCAATTTTGCCCAACAAGCCCTTCAACAGCAACGTGTACGAGATGTACCTGAGCTTTGTATGTGGCGAACTTGACGTGTACGACCCCGATACGGGCGAACTGTTCTGCCCCGACGACTTTACGCTGAAGAACGGCGAGCCGAAGACGCTAAGCGAGGGCACCATCAACAACGTGTTGAACGCACCTAAGAACAAGCTGATTGTGGAACATGCGCTATCCACCTATACCACGTTCATGCACGAGCAGATGCCCCACATGCACCGCCACAACGGGCAGTTCTCGCTTTCGCAGATAACGATGGACGACGTGGACCTCACGCGCAAGCTGAAAGACACCAAGCAGCGCGTACACGCATACTACGCCTACGATGTGGTGAGCCAGTGCGTGCTGGGTGCTAGCTACGGCCGAAAGAAAGACGAGAACCTCGTGGTGGATTGTTTCCGCGACATGTTCCGCACCATAGCTCGCCACGGATGGGGCATACCGGCAGGCATCGAGGTGGAAAACCACCTGATGAGCCAATACCGCGACGGATTTCTGCGGGCAGGTGAAGTATTCCCATTCGTACACTTCTGCGCCCCGCAGAACTCGCAAGAGAAGTACGCCGAGCCGCTGAACGGAGCAAAGAAACGCAGCATCATACACAAGAACCACACGGGCATCGGCCGTTTCTACGGCAAGGGCAAGTGGAGGCAGGAATACAAGAAGGTGAGCGACGAATGGAACGACACCTACGAAGACCGCGAATACTTCACATGGGAGGAGCTGGTGGCCGACGACCGCGCCGACAGCGCAGAATGGAACAACACGCTGCACCCCGACCAGAAACGCTACCCGGGCATGACGCGATGGCAGGTGCTGGTGGCCAACGTGAACCCCACGCTACTGCCATACGACGCACGGACGTTGGCACGGCACATCGGCGCGGCTGTTGAGACGAGCATCCGCCGCAATTCAACCGTGCGCGTAGCTCACGAAGACTGGTGGCTTAGCAGTACAACGGCACTGGAGCGGCTTGCCCCGAACAACTACAAGGTGACGGCGCACTACCTACCCGACGAGGACGGAAGGGCAATGGACGTGTACCTTTACCAGGGCGACCGCTATATAGACAAGGTGGAGCGCGTGGAGACCTTCAACCGCGTGATGGCCGAGCAGACAGACGAAGACGTGGTGAAGTTCATCGAACAGCAGAAGAAGGTGGCAGGGTTTAGGAAATACGTAACCGACAACGCCATCCGGCGCGTGGGCGTGATGAAAACCAAGGTGGAACTGACGGTAGAAGACGAGGAGGATTTGGAAGTGGCCACGCCGCAGGCAGAGGAAGAGCTGCCGCTGCCCCCGATAATGGCAACAGACTGGAGCAGGGCGGGCGTGGATGCCACATGAAAAGGTGATGCGCGACTGGCCAGGCAAGTCAGACAGGTCAGACACGTCGGGCAACCCAACCTTAGAACCCCATTATAACGGCATTGGAACATGCCCCGAAAGAACTCAACTAAGAACTCATCAACTAAGAAATAAAAAAGAATAACGATGATGACAAAAGACACCAAACAGCGGATATTGGCAGCCGTGGCCGCCAACCGCACCAATTACCCCAGCGACGCCAAGCACGCCGCAAGCCTGGGAATTAGCACGAGCGTGTACAGCGCGCTGAAGAACGGCCAGACCGACCGCACATTGAGCGACGCCAACTGGATATCGATAGCCCGCCGGCTGGGCGTTGAGCTGCGCGCCAGCATTGAGTGGAAGGCGGCACGCACGCCGGTATACCAGTTCGTGATGGCACAGTTGGAATTCTACCAGCAGAGCGGCACAAGCGGCATATTGTGCGACATGCCCAATATAGGAAAGACGTTCACCGCACGACTATACGTACAAAACCACGCCAACTCCGTGTACATCGATTGCAGCCAGGTTAAGACCAAGCTTAAGCTGGTGCGCAAGATAGCAGCCGAGTTCGGCGTGAACGCCCGCGGACGATATGCTGACGTGTACGACGACCTGGTGTATTACCTGCGCTCCATCGAGCAGCCCCTCATCATCCTCGACGAGGCGGGCGACCTGCAATACGAGGCCTTCCTCGAATTGAAAGCCCTGTGGAACGCCACCGAGCGCGCCTGCGCCTGGTACATGATGGGTGCCGACGGATTGAAGGAGAAGATAAACCGCTCCATCGAGTGCAAGAAGGTGGGCTACACCGAGATGCTTAGCCGGTATGGCGACCGCTACTCGAAGGTTACGCCCGACGACGGGCGCGAGCGCGACGCCTTCCTAGCCGAACAGGCCCGCATCGTGGCCAAGGTGAACGCTCCGACAGGCACGGACATTGCCGCCATCGTACGACGAACGGGCGGAGGGCTGCGGCGCGTTTACACAGAGATTGAGAAACTAAAACGGGCAAACTGATGGCCAGGACAAGAGCGTACACACCCCGCGAAGTGGGTGAGAAACGATACAAGACCCTGCCCTGGGATGGCGAGTGGCAACGCGTGTTCGGTCGGCCTGCACTCAATGAGCTGTGGTTCATCAGCGGCGCGTCGGCCCAGGGCAAGAGCTCATTTGTTATGCAGCTAGCTAAGAAACTGTGCGAATACGGCCGCGTGCTGTATGTGAGCGGCGAGGAGGGCATACGCCAGTCGTTTCAACGTCGCCTCCAACTTTTCCACATGGAGGACGTGAACCGCCGCTTCTTCATCATCGAAGACACAAAGATAGAGGCACTCACCGAGCGGCTGGCCAAGCACAAGAGCCCCCGTTTCGTGGTGATAGACAGCTTTCAGGTGGCCGAATGGACATACGAAGAGGCAATGGCACTGAAGGCGCGTTTCCCACAGAAGACGTTTATATACGTATCGCAAGAGCACAAGAGCGCACCGATGGGCAAGCCTGCCGTTCGTCTTCGTTACATTGCCGGCGTTAAGGTGCGCGTTTCGGGCTTCGTTGCGCTCTGTATGGGGCGTGAGAACGAGCACCACGGGCAAGGCTTTGTGGTGTGGGAAGAGGGAGCGGTGAGGTATGGGAACGGAAGCCTCACCCCACAGCCCCTCTCCAAGGGGAGAGGGGAGTGAATAGCCTTGTCGCGCACATGGGATTAACAATTAAATAAAGGAGTTATGGGAAATATTCTATACAACATCATTCACCGTGAGCAGGACAAGACAATGACATCTGCCGAACTGAAGGAATACCTGGAAAAGGTAATTGCCGACCTGCCGGAACAGGAGAAGGACATAAGCGTCGATATTACGCTCTGTTCAGATAGTGGAATGATCCGTATAATACGGGGATTTCCAGCGTTTAATGACACATCAGAACGAATTCAACAATATTTAAATAAGAAGAAGATGAATAACAAGATCTACATTAGCGGTGCAATTGCGCACCATGATATCGACGAGCGCAAGGCGGCATTCGCCGCGGCCGCCCATAAGTTGAGAAAGGAAGGCTTTACCCCGGTCAACCCCTTCGAGAACGGACTGCCCGACAGTGAAGATTGGCGACGCCACATGCGCGTGGACATTGGCATGCTGCTGCAATGCGGCCGCATATACATGCTGCGCGGATGGGAACTGAGCAAGGGCGCGAAGCTGGAACTGGACGTGGCCAGCAGCTGCGGAATAGAGGTGATGTTTGAAACGCACAAGCCATGATACGCGGGAAGTGGGGAAAATGGACGCTCACGGACGAGGAGCGGGCGTGGATGGAAGAGCACTTCGCCCATACGAAGAACGAGGAGGTGGCCCGCCACCTCGGGGTGTCGCGGCGAACTGCCGTGCGGCTGGCACGCGGAATGGGTTTGGAAAAGAGCGCGGAGTTCGTACGCACGATGCAGGCCAATGCCGTGCATCATGCCGCACGAGCCAACCGCGGGCAGGGTAATGCAGGCAAGGCCAATCTGCTGAAATACGGTAAGGCCTACCAGTTTAAGCCTGGGCAGGGCGGCAATAAGCGGTTCATGTCGCCCGAGGCGTTCAAGGAGATGCACCGCCGCAAGGGCATCATCAGGCGCGAGACGGTACGTGCCGAACGCCGCCGCGTGGCCTTCGGGCTGGAACAGAGAACCGCCCTACGCGTGGTTAAGGCACCAAAAGCGAAAATATACCTGCGCCACGAGCTTCGCAAACGTGGTTATGTGGTGGCCCACGCATCGTCGGATGCCACGATAACCACCAACACGCGCAGGTCGGCCATATTGGAGCAGCGGGCAGAGAAGATGGGAATTAGGTTTTATCCAACAGAGAAACAGAATGATAAAAAAGTTTTTTAAAAGGAACAAGACAATGAAACAGACATTCGAAACGATGATGGCGCGCCTGCAAGCATGGCACGAGAGGCGCGCAAGGAGAATGGAGGCGCGGCTCGTGAAGCGGCTCGACAACGAATCGCGACGCCGCCTGCAGCTGATAGAGCACAATGGGATAATATATTTGAGTGTAGACGGCATACCCCTCTTGGGGGCAGCCGACTTGGCCTGCGGCCTTACCGAAAGCCTGGCGCAGGCAAGGGCCAACTACGCCGACTACCGTGAAGAGGGGATATGGGCTAAGAGGTAGACACATTCAAACAACATTAAAAGCAAGCAATATGCCCCCCGAATTCAATTACCGCCAGTTCTATGCGCTGCTCGCCCGAATGCCCTACGCGGATAAGGAGACGCTCGTGTACCAGTACACCAAGGGCCGTACCGATCACCTCGGGCAGATGCACCTCGACGAGTACCGCGTGATGTTGCGCGACATGAAACGTGTGGCGGACGACGAGGACACTACACGCGAGCTGAAAAAGCGGCGCAGCGCGGTGCTCAAGCTGATGCAACAGCTCGGTGTGGACACCACCCAATGGCCTTGCGTGGATGCCTTCTGCCTGCATCCGCGCATCATGGGCAAGCGCTTTTGCCGCATTTCAGTCGACGAACTCGAAGCTCTGGCCGTAAAGCTGCGCGCCATCAAGCGCAAGGGCGGGCTGAAAGACGAGAGCCCCAATGCGGCACAACCAACGCTGAAAGTGAAATACAAGTTTACAATTAACAACAAAAACAACAAGAACAATGAAAAAGGAAATGCTTGAGGGCTTATCGCCCGAGGAAAAAAAAGAATTGCTGGCCACGTTGCAGAACGAGGCCAACGAGGAGAAGAACAACCGCCGACAGGCCTACGAAGAGCTGCGTGAGAAGTTCGCGCAAGACGTGCAGGCACGGCTGAACGATGTGGTGACGGCCGTTACCGCGTTCCGTGAATGGCTGGAAAACGAGAGCCGCGCCTTCCGCGACGTGATGGCCGAGTACGGTCAGCTGCGCAGCGAGAGTCAGGGCGGTTTCACGATGACCGTCGCCGATTTCCGCCTGACGGTGGCCGCCAACAAGGTGAAGGGCTTTGACGAGCGCGCCGACATGGCAGCAGAGCGTTTGGTGGACTACCTCAAGCGTTATGTGCAGCGCACGGAGAAGGGAACGGACGATCCCATGTACCAGCTTGCCATGACGTTGCTGGAACGAAACAAGAGCGGCGACCTCGATTATAAGAGCATATCGAAACTGTACGACCTCGAGACACGATTCGATGCCGAATACGCCGAGATTATGCAATTGTTTAAAGAAAGCAATGTGATTCAGCGCAACGCGCAGAACTTCTACTTCCACCGGCGCGACGATGTCGGAGTCTGGCGTAAAGTGGAGCCAAGCTTCTGCCGGATGTAGTAATGGTGAAAGGGTGAAAAGGTGAAAAGATGGCTCACGCCTAGTACTCGTCAACCTGTCAACTCGTCAACTTGTAGGCTTATCGCCCACAATTCTTTATATACCAACGAAGAAAGTCCCCACAACGCTTGCTGTTGCGGGGACTTTTCCGTAATTTTGCATATTATTGTTAACGCGCACAACGATTATGGCAAGGGGTAGAAATAAGGAACTTATATTGGAACGCGACCGCAAGTTGTTCGAGCGGTTCTACTATTGGAGCGAAGTCCGCCGACTTCGTTTCGACGACACGATAGCGAAACTCTCGCACGAGGAGTTCTTCCTGGCCGAGGCCACCACGCTGCGCATCGTGCGCCGCATGCTGATGGATGGGGCGACCGTAGACGGTAAGGCCGTGGAGAAGAGCCGGCGACAGGGGTTCAGGTCTTCAACCGCACGGAGAGAGCCGTGCGGGCAATTGTCCTTGTTTCCCGAGTAGCCTCCGAGAGGGCGCAGGTGTAAGTCTCCTCGTACACCTTGATGCCGTGGTTGAATGTGAAGAACCGCGAGCGGGTGCGTATCAACGCCCCCTCGCCCGATGGCCGATAGCCCTGCAACAGCGCGTGCAGGGCTTTTCTTTTTTCCTCGCGCTGCATGATGCGGTCTGTCGTATGGCTGCCAGCGTGCGTGTCGTCGTAGCAGTCGAGTATGAGGCGCACGCGCACCTCGCACGTGCCGCGTTGTGTGAGGTCGCCCGTGTCGGTCCAGTCGGTGCCGGGCAGGTCGATGAGTACGGCGGGATATGTCAGCGGATACATGTCCAGGTTATCGTTGTCCAGAGCCTCCAGCTGTCCGTAGTCTTCGTCCACCGTTCGTGTCCACGGCAGTTCGTGGGCAATGTGGGCGATGGTGTTAGCGAGTATCGATTCCATTTCCTATCTCCATTAATGCGTTGAGTATCATTTTCTGTATTTTAACGTTGAGTTCGTGGCTCGGGCCGATGAACTGACGGCGCGGGATGTGTATGGCCGTCTTGCGCGTCAGGGCCAACGCACGCCACGCCTGCGCCATCGGCGGCAGTTCTTTCGGCATTTTCTCGCCCTTCTTCACTTTGGCCAGCGAATACACCATGTGCCAGGCATAGCGGCGCATCTTGGGCGTGATGCCGATGTTGCCGCCCTCGTTGTGTATGAGGGCATAGGGCCTGGGGTTGGTTACCATCACCGCGCCTGGCATGGCCACGGCATCTATGCTGCGCATCAGGTTGTCGGTGGCCGAAGTCAGCGGCTTGTATGGCGAGCCCGCATCCTGCCGCCGTGTCTTCTTCCACGGGTGCAGGCCGCCGTTGGTGAAACCGCCATTGCGAAAGTTCTGCCGAAAGTGGTTCTTGGCTAGAACCGCCGCCTTGCGGGGTATGTCGGTTCGCATGGCCTGCTCCACCTGCTGTGGGGCGCGGGCGATGATGTCGGCTATTTGCTTGGCGTTCATTATTTTTCTTGTTAAAAAGTTTGTTCGTAACGAATAAAGTTGTATCTTTGCAACAGCCCATTAGGGTTAGCATGTGCTACGGCACGTTGCCTCGCGGGGGAACTTCGGTTTCCCCGTTGTTATTTACAAAGATTCCATCCTTGAACATTAATCTCATTTTACCTTTCTCATAAACCCAAACCTCCCGTATGTCTGCCTTAACGTTCCGCCTGGCTATGATGTTTTTCCTGATGAACCTGTCACTACATCCTTTCGTGTTGTTTATCACAATGTATGGCGATTGTTCCATTCCATGCGACAACATCCTCCCCACTTTCTTCTTACTCCACGGTCTGACAAAGCTTTCGTATTCATAAAAGACACCATCTACACGGAAGTCAGGGCACTTGCGTTCATACTTTGTGCCGATGAGTGACCCATATATCTGCTTGTATTCTTCCGACTTGAAATGTACAGACGGCGTTATTTCCACCTTGTGACCATCTTTAGCGAAAGATTGGGCAACTTCAATGATGTCGTGGTAGTCGGTCTTTTGCTTGTCCACCAGTTCATGAATAGATAGTGTGCCGCCATTCTTATATTTGTTTTTCAATATAAAACCGTTGCTGCCGGGCAGTTTCCCATCAATGTACGGACAATTAAAGCAATCCTTCTTGTGCGCCACGAACACGGCCCGAATGCGGTTCTTAACCCCACGCGGCTTGTAGAATGGGCATTGGGCGCACTTTTCGGGGAAGTACGGGTGCGTGTCGTTGATTAAGTGCCCGTCCTTGCCGGGGTTGTTGTCCAACCCGCGCTGCGGCTGCGGTGCGGGCATGTCCTCCACCACGTCGGCAGGCGTGGCGGGGTCGTCCGTAGCTTCGAGCATGCACTTGCAGTTCCAGCGGTCTTGCGGATGGTGTTTCTCCCAAAAGGGATGCTCGACGGGCAAGGTGAGTTTCTTTTCCCAATATGAGCGGTGCGAGGCCTCGGCATCGGGCGACGTGGTGGGCATCCAACGGAGGTTGGGGAAGATGTCCTTGTTCTCAACGAACTCCTGCCAGTCGGCCGCGGCATGTGCGCGCAACACGGCCGTATTGTATTCGGTGCGCAGCCACGCGCCCGTGTGGTGCGAGGCAATCGTCCGAACGTCGTTCGACCATTGTTCGAATGGTTTTATATTGCCGTTCGAATCCCGCAGTTTGTCGGCCATCGCCTTGCCCATAGCGTGCACCTTGAAGGCGGCGAATACTTCATTGCCGTGGCGCATGGCATCAAGAAAGCGGTCGTTGTGTCGCGGTTGGTATTCTCCACGCGTCAGGCCCTCGGCTGCCGCCTCGTTCATTGTGCGTTGCAGTTCGCGCCACATCTTCGGTTCGATTTCTTTGGAGGTGTCAAAACCCTCGTAAATGGTGTGCAGGAAGTCGCCCAGCAGGTCGGCCGAAACCTCCACGCCACCATCGGCATTATGGATATGCGCGTGGCATGCGCACCGTCCGCCACCATAGTAGAGGTTGTCGATTAGAAGTCGTTGTCCGCCCCGATGGGTGTCGGGGCTAGGCCGAAAAAACGGCGCAGGGCGTTTGTTGGGGCTTTGCGTGTGGGCGGTTCGGGAGTTGTGGGTTCTTCGCCCTGGTGTGCAAGCTGCTGACGCAAGGCCGTACGTTCCTCTTCCTTCTTCGCCTTAAGCTCGTTGTAGTTCTCGGGTTTGGCAACGCCGAATGTCTCGTACAGGTAGTCGTCGTCGATAGGCAGCCCCATGTTAGATAACTTCTGCACGATGTCAATCTGCTGCGCGGTGTCCACCTTCTCTTTCTTGGCGTAGACGAACTCACCCCCGTCGGTGTTGAAACCAAGTTGTGCGAAGATGTCGCGCATCTGATAATTGAGAATGTCGAGGATGAAATCGCGGTCGTCGGCGTTCATCTCGTCCTCCTCCTCCTTATGTATCGTGCCAAGGGCCTGCGTGCCGGTACTCTTGGCGTCGGTGGTGAGGGTGTTGCCCAGCACGCGGATGCTAATCTTGCTGTCCCAATATTCAGCAAAGGTGCGGTACAGCTCGCTGCTGCCGGTCTTGTTGCCCGCCTCGATTAGGTTCAGGTCGCTGTCCTTCGGATGGATGTAGACGGCATTGGTTCCCTGTTGTCGCGCCTCGCGGATGAGCGTGCGGCGTGCCTCTTCGTCGCCGGCATCATAGGTGTACTCGCGTATGGGCATGCCGAAAATGTTGCAGAAACGGGCCCAGTCGCCCATGTTGCCCTTCTTGTACAGCACGGCGGGCAGAATCTCGGCGAATATGCCCAGTCCGCGCTCGCTTCCCACGAACAGCGTGTGGCCGTACTCCTCGACGGGCACTCCACTGATGTCGCCCTGGTGGCGAAGCACCAAGCCGCGGATGGGGTCGTAGTTCTTGCGGCTGATGCTGTCAAATCGGATATTGCCGTCGTCTTCTTCCATCCGAAACTGTACGAGGGTGAATCCCCAGAACTCGGATAGTATGAGTTCCTTGCGCAGCTCCTTGAACCAGGGCGAGCGGAGTTGCCTGTTTATCTCCTCGTCGGGTTTCCCATCGCGCTGAAATTCGATGGGTATCTGCGTCACTCCACGCAGCCGTTTGGCCATCACGCCCGTGAGGTGGAGGTCGAAGTTCGCGCTCTCGTACATGTCGTACAGGCGCACGCGGTTGCTGTAATCGATGCCGCGCGCCGAGGTGACGGCATTCATGTAGTGCTGCAAATTGAAGTGGAACAGCTCGGGCATCTGCAGCACCACGTCGGGCTGGCGTTCTCCAGGTGCGGCGAGCATCCCACCCTGCGTTATTCGGCGGCCTTGTGCGCGCCTTTGTTTCAATGTCTTCATCTTGTAATCCTTTTGATTGTCCGTTTATAAGAGCGTGGGGCGCACTTCGTCGGCCTTTATCTGCCATCGGCTCTTGTCCTCAATCTCCTCGGCTGGCAGCAGCGGTGCGCCGTCGATGGTCACGTCTCCGCGCATCACGCCCTTGAGCCACTCCACCGCCCGGTTGTAGCGGTCTTCCCTACTCTTGGATATCTTGTAGGGGTTGTGCTGACAGAAAATGTGGTAGATGGCGATGTCCAGCGCGAACATCAGCACCAGGGCGTGGCGGTCGGTGCCGCGTGCGGAGAAAATCTTGTCGCAGTCGTACTTTTTGTTCAAGTACGACCGCATTTCCAGCACGGCGCGGTCTTCGCATATCTCCACAATCTGCGGGTCGTAGTCGGCCGTGCCTTGGCGCAACAGACTGTCCAGTATCTCGCGATGTATGCTCGCGTCGTAGTCGGTTATGTCTATGAAATTGCTCATGTTACATCATAAATGGGTTGTCCTTATTCATATCCTCATCGTTAAGCGCGATGGTGTAAGTGGGTTCCAGCTCGCCCGTCTTCTGGTCCACCGTCGTCACCCCGCCCTCCACGGCGTCGGGGCCGTCGGCAGGGTATGGCAGGGTGAGCTCGAAGAGCTTGAACTGGTTCATCAGCTCCTGCATGTGGGGGTTGTCCTTTTCTTCCTCATTGAAAACCCACGTGCCCAGACGGTCGAGCGGCTCCAGGTTGGCCTCGATGCGCGTTGCCTTGTCCGTCTTCTTGCGCGTGTCCTCGCGAATGAAGAGCTGCACCTTACGCTTGGCGCACTCGTCGCGCAGCAGGGGCTTGAACACCTGCTGATAAAAAGGGTCTTGCAGCTTGTTGTTCTCGATATACCAGTACACGTTGGCTCGGCCCGCCACATACTTGTCCAACTCAAAGTACCAGCCTATGAAGTTGGCGTTGGTCTCGCGAGCGAGAAAGCCCTTTATCACGTAATAAACGCCCTTGTACTTTCCAACGAGCCACAAGGCTTTGGTGCTGCTCGCCTTCTTACGGCTGTCCGAATAGGCCGGGTCGCCGTAGCCTATCAGGAAGCGGAACTTCTTCAAGGGCGGCACCTTGCCCCAGGGCAGGTTCTTGAATATCTTGCCCTCTGCCACGGGGTTGTTGAAGTACTCGCCCTGCTGGGCGCGCACCGAGATCTTCGAGAGGCTTCGGTCTATCTGTTCCTCGGTATTCTTCTGCGGCCAGGTGCTGTGCCCGTGCTTGTCGCGTATGTTCACGATGTCCCAGCTGTTGGCCAACGCTCCTGCGCGCGTTATGCAGCAATCCTTAGCGATGATGTTGCCGCACCACAGCACCAAGGTCGGCTCGGATATAGAGCGCGTTGGGTATAGTGCCCGCTCGGCCCACTGCCATTTCTTGTCTAGTGTTGCTGGGTTTCGGCAGTCCTCATCGGTATCGTAGTCGTCGAAGTACAGCACGTCGGGGCGTATGGCCTCGTTGCGCATGCCACGCGGCGCAGAGCCTGCACCCAGGGCGATGAACTTCGCCCCGCACGCGCAAGCGAATTCCGTGTTGGTCCACGCCCCGATGGTTTCCTGCTTGCCGTAAAACTGCATCAGGCGCGGGTTCTTCTCAAAATTGGCCTTGTAAGGTGCGAGCAGGCGTTCGGCCGCATCGATGGTGGCCGCCGCCAATGCCACGAACCGCTTGCGTTTGGTGAGCGTGAGGTACATCAGCACGAACATCACCACGGTGCTCTTGGCCAGCTCGCGGCTCCAAGAGAGCACCTCGTACCATTCGTCATTGGCTATGATGCGCCGTATGGCCTTGATGTGGAAGGGTGCGAACTCGTATTTGGCGTACGCCGGGAAGAAATAGCGTATCCACTCCACGGGGTCGCGTTCCAGTTCCTTTCGCCGGCGTTCTACCTCATATCGCGACAGACCCTCGTCCACCGGCACGTCCTTGGCCAGCCCCTCATGAAACCTGCGCCACAGTTCCAACGCCTGCTTGTCCGTATGTTTAGCTTTCATCCGCGTGTGGTTTGGTCTTTAATGAACGCGTCGAATAGGTTGTTGAACTGCTTGGCCGCCTCGACGTCTAGCGGGCGCAGCCATGTTAGGAAGCGCATGCCCACGGACACGCAGTCACTCACGCCAACATCGTTCTGCAACTTGTTGATGGCATTGGCCAGCTTGGCCAGCGCGTCGGCCTCGGCGGGCGTGGCGTAGCGTTGTCCCTCATCACGCGCGGCGATGGCGTTGTTGACCTCTATTATCTGCCTGTTCCATTGTGAGATGATCTGCGCGGGGGTGATGGCCACTGATGCCTTCACCTCCTCCCAGTTGCCCTCGCGTATCCATCGGCTGACGGTCTGACGGGTGGAGCCAACCTTATCGGCAATTTCCTCTTGGGTGTAATTTCCGTCCAAAAATAGTGAGCGTGCAATGCTCTTCTTATCGATATTTGTCTTTGCCATCCATTTCTAATTTTGTATGCAAATTTCCCCCTTTTTTCACTAATCGTAAAATTGCAAATTAACCATATACGCCTGAATTGCAATGGTGTACGTTCCGTATTACACCATATTTTTACGATTTTTTAGGCTCGTTTTTTCAGTTTAATTTTGCCGAAAAATCAAAATACGGTGCAAAAGAAATTCTTCAATATAATCCCAGGTGACGGAGAGGTCGCCATACTGCTCTACGGTGATGTGGGCGACGGGCAGCGCGTGGACAGCGGCCGCGTGGTGGCCGAACTGATGGCCTTGCAATCACAGTACTCCAAAATCGATGTGCGTATCAACAGCCGCGGCGGTGACGTGTTCAGCGGCATCGCGATATATAATGCATTGCGCACGAGCAAGGCGGACATCACTGTCTATATCGACGGAGTGGCGGCGAGCATCGCGGGCATTATCGCCCTTTGCGGCAAGCCCCTGTACATGTCGCCATACGCCAAGCTGATGCTGCACGCCGTGAGCGGCGGCACATGGGGCAACGCATCGGAGCTGCGCCAGATGGCCGAGGTTATGGAAAATCTACAAGGCGATCTCGCCTCGATGATTGCCGGACGGTGCGGGATGAAGAAGGACGAGGTGCTGGCCAAGTACTTCGATGAGAAGGACCACTGGATTTCCGCACAGGAGGCACTCTCGATGAAACTCATCGACGGCATATACGACATGGACGGCGAGGCGGTGAACGCTGGCTCGACCGATGAGATATATACATATTTCAACAACAGGCTGAGAAATCAGCCACAAAACAAAGACAGAGGAATGGCATTATTAGAATCATTGAAGGGCATCCCCTCGTTCGCCAACTTGGCCGACGAGAATGCCGTACTCGCGCACGTTCGCGAATTGGAGAACAAGGCCGCCAAGGCCGATGCCCTGGCGCAAGCCGTGGAGGGCTACAAGAAGAAGCTGCAGGATGTGGAGGACAAGGAAGTTGTCGCCATCATCGACAAGGCGATTGCCGAACGTCGCATCACCGCCGAGCAGAAGGAATCCTTTATGGCATTGATGAAAACCGACCGCGAGAACACGGAGAAGTTGCTTGCGAGCATGAAGGCACGTCCCTTCCGCCGCATAGTAGACGAACTCCGGGATGAGACCGGTTCGCCTGCCAATTTGGCCGGCAAAAGCTGGGACGAGCTGGACAAGGCCGGCAAGCTATCGGAGCTGCGCAATGCGGACTTCGAGACGTTCAAGGCCAAGTACAAGGAGAAGTTCGGCCTCGACTACAAGGAATAGGACGACATTATAACAACATTAAAACAGCAATAGAATGGCATTGAATATCAGTATTTGGCAGACTACGCTTGTCGAGAACTTCTACCCCGACAACAGCTTTGCATCGAAATCGGTAGACGACTCCGCGTTCGTCCATGCGCATAAGGTGATCATCCCCAACGCAGGCGCGCCGTCGAAGGTTCAGAAGAACCGTACGGTGAAGCCCGCATCGGTGAACCAGCGAACCGACCATGACTTGGAATATGAGATTGACGAACTGACCACCGACCCCATCTACATTCCGAATATCGACACGGTGGAACTGTCGTATGACAAGCGCAACTCAATAATCAGCAATGATCGCGAACAGCTGCGGAACGCTGCGGAAGAGAACATTTTGGAACGCTGGGGTCTTGGGGTTCCCTCAAAAAATGTGTTATTCACTACGGGTACGACGGAGCGCGAAGCACACACTTCGGAGACCGCGACAGGCAAGCGCAAGTGCATCACCAAGGCTGACTTGCTGAAGATCATGACACGCATGGATGCGGACAACGTGCCAAAGGAGGGACGCCACATCCTGCTCGATGCGTACATGTACGCCGATTTGCTTGAAAACCTCTCGGAATCGGATAAGTGGATGTTCCAAAACTCCGCTGACGTGCAGCGCGGCATAGTCGGCAATCTCTGGGGCTTGAACGTCATGACACGCAGCCAAGTTCTGCGCGTGAAGACCGACAAGAGCCTCTTGAGTTGGGACCAGGAAGCCGTTGCGGGAGAGATGGCCGCTGCGCTGGCTTGGCACGACAAGTCGGTGAGCCGTGCGATGGGAGAGGTGAAGATGTTCGACTCTACCAACAATCCCCTCTATTATGGCGACATCTATTCGTTCTTGCTCCGCACAGGCGGTTCCGTTCGCCGTTATGACAAGAAGGGTATTTACCTTTTGGCCGAGGCAGCTAAATAAGAAAGGAGTGGCGTATGTTACCTAGGATTAAGATACAATTCCTCAACGGCCAGCTGGGCACCGTTGGTGAGAGTCCCGACGGCCTGTTCGCCCTGGTGTGCGGCGCGGCGGCCGTGGCCAAGACGTTGGAACTGGACAAGGCCTACACCCTGCATTCGTTCGATGAGTTGGCCAAGCTGGGCGTTACCCCCGAGAACAACCCCCGCCTGCATAAGCACGTGAAGGAGTTCTATGCCGAGGCCGAGGAGGGTACGAAACTCATCATCTTCCCAGTGGACAAGACGAAGACGTTCACTGAACTGCTCGACAAGGATACGGGCCTTGTTAAGGAACTCGTCACAGCGCAGAACGGTGCCTTGCGGGGCATATTTGTGGCCGGCGACGGCCGCGAGGCCACCCTCACCACCAATGGGCTGGATGACGACCTCCTTACCGCCTTGCCCAAGGCGCAGCAGCTGGCCGAATGGGCCACGACGCAGCTCTACGCCCCGCTCTTCATTGTCATCGAGGGGCGCGGCTACAAGGGCGGTGCGGTGAAAGACCTGCACGGCGAGGCCTACAACCGCGTGGGCATACTCATCGGCGACACGGTGAAGGCATCCGAGGGCGCGGCCGTGGGCGTAATGGCCGGCCGCCTGGCAAGCATCCCCGTGCAGCGCAACATCGGCCGCGTCAAGGACGGTGCATTGAAGCCCATCGCCATGTACATCGGCGACAAGCCGGTGGAAGAGAACGCCTCGGCCGTGAGCGACCTGTACGATGCGGGCTACATCACCCCTCGCAAGTACGTGGGCAAGGCCGGTTACTTCTTCACCGACGACCGCCTGGCCTGCGTCCCCACCGACGACTACGCGCACATCACCGCGCGGCGTACCATCGACAAGGCCTACCGCATCGCCTATGCCGCGCTGCTAGACCTGATGCTCGACGAACTGCCCGTGAACGAGGACGGCACATTGCAGCACGGTATCATAGTTGCGTGGCAGCAGATGATGGAGAATGCCGTAAATCGCGCCATGACGGCGCAGGGCGAACTCTCCGCAGATGCCGACGGTGCGGGCTGCAAGGCCTACATCGACCCGAAGCAGAACGTGCTGGCCACGTCGAAAGTGGAACTCACGCTGAAGGTGCGCCCGTTCGGGTACGCACGCTATGTTGACGTGAAGCTGGGGTTCCAGGTGGAAACGGCAGGTAAGTAACATTTCGTGGGTGGGCATCGAGCCCACCCGCCTCACAAATCAAATCAAAAGGCAATGTTCAACAGCAGAGAATACGAATGGGCGGACATCAGTGTTGTGATGGGCGGACGGCCCGTTACCGGCATCCGCGGCATCAAGTACAATATCAAGAAAGAGAAGGAACTGCTATATGCGAAGGGCAACCGTCCGCACGCAGTGCAGAGCGGCAACTACGACTATAGCGGTGAGATAACGCTGTTGCAGAGCGAATACCTCGCCTTGCGCGAAGCCGCCAAGGGTGACATCCTCGCCGCCCAGCTCGACGTGGTGGTGGCATACGGCAACCCCACACGTGGCGACACCATCAGCACCGACATACTGGTGGGCGTGGAGTTCACAGAAGACAACACCGAATGGAAACAAGGGGACAAGTTCCAAGAAAAAACCATCCCCTTTGTCTTCATCGACAAGAAACAGGCGTAAAACCAATTAAAGCTACACGATATGAAATATACGAAAGAACAGATAGAAGAGTGGAAGCGTAAGCACGGCGACCTCTTCGAGATAACCGTCGAAGGCAAGGGCTGCATCCTGCACCGCCCCACGCGCCAGGACCTGAGCTACGTCAGCGTGCTCAAAGACCCCATCAAAATGAGCGAGACCATGCTCAACCAGCTGTGGGTGGTGGGCGACGAAGAAATTAAGACCGACGACTCGCTCTTCCTGGCGGCCATACAGAAGATGCAGGAGGTTCTGGAAGTGAAGGAGGCCGAAATAAAAAAGCTTTAGAGGATGCCGAGGTGGACGTGTCCGACGGGTTCGACATCCTCTTCTTCAACACCGTTATGCGCTACTACCTGCACCTCGACCCCGATACGCTCTCGGACGAGGAATGGGCGCACACATATAAATACTTAGGTGAAATAAGAAAAGCGGAAGCAAAAGCGAAAGGCGATGGATAACGTACTGAAATTCCTCATCAAGCTCAAAGCCGACAAAGGCAATGTCGTGTCGGTGGCAAGAGAGACGGAGCGGCAGCTTGACAGCATCAACCGTAAAGCATCTGTCGTTGGGCGTGGCTTGAGAAAGGCGTTCTCGTTGGAAGGATTCAAGGGCTCACTCATGGCCATTCCAGGCATGCAGTTCCTGATGAACCCATACACGATGATTGGCGCGGGCATCGGGGCGATGGTTCGGCTGGGCGCGCAGGCCGAGAGCGTGAACGTGGCCTTCACAACGCTGGTGGGCAGTGAAAACAAAGCCGCCCAGATGTTGGGGCAGATCAACGACTTCGCCGCACACTCGCCCTTCGGCAAGATGGACCTCACCCAGAGCGCGCAGACCATGCTCAACTTCGGCGTGGAGACGGGCAAGGTGCTGCCGCTGCTGCGCCAGCTGGGCGACATATCGGGCGGCGACAAGGACAAGATGTCGGCCCTCTCGCTGGTGATGGGCCAGGTGTCGAGCACGGGCTATTTGATGGGTCAGGACCTGCTGCAGTTCATCAACGCCGGGTTCAACCCCATACAGGAACTGTCACAGATGACAGGTATATCCGTCGACAAGCTCAAGGACAAGATGGCGAAGGGGCAGATAACGTACCAAAACGTGGAACAGGCCATAGCCCATGCCACAGGCGCGGGCGGCAAGTTCAACGGCATGATGGACAAGCAGAGTCAGACACTGGCGGGCAAGTGGAGCACGCTGATGGACACCGTGCAGCAGGGCGCAATAGACCTATCGCAGAGCGTGAACACGCCCATTGCCGAGGTGGTGGACAAGATAACGGCGGCCATCCCCAAGGTATTCGCCGTCTTTCAGGCCGTTTTCTCGGCCATCTCCGCAGGCATCGGGTTCGTGGTGCGGTTCCGCACGGCATTCATGATCCTGGGCGGTGCGGTGCTGGCGGTGTGGGCCGTCTTCCGCACGTACACGATGGCATTGGCCGCATATCAGGCCATCACCACGCTGGTAACGGCCGCCACGAAGATATGGACGGCCGCACAGTGGCTGCTCAACGTGGCCATGACGGCCAACCCCATAGGGCTCATCGTCGCAGGCGTGGCCGCGCTCATCGCCGTCATCGTCTTTTGTTGGACGAAGTTTGCGGGGTTCCGCGCATTCTTGATAACCATGTGGGACGTGTGGCGCAAGTTTGGCGACTTGATTAAGACCTACGTGGTGGACCGCATCAAGGAACTTATCCGCGGCGTAGGGCTGCTGTCCAAAGCATTCTCCAAGCTGTTCTCGGGCGACTTCAAAGGCGCAGCCGCCGACTTCGCCGCTGGCGTGAAGAACGTCTCCGGCGTGAATAGCGCGGTGCAACTGGTGAAGAGCACCGCAGCAACCGTTCGCGGCATCGGCGGCACGTTTCAGAAGAACCTGGCCGCAGAACGCGCCAAGGACAAGCAGAAGGAGAAGAAGAAAGGCGAACGTTCGGCCATCTCAACGCCAGGGCTAAAAGGCAGTGCGGCGGTCGGGGATGTGGTGTTCGGCGCAGGCAAGGGCACAGACAAGGCCGGCAAGGGCAAGGAGGGCCGCCGCTCGGCCGAGGAGATCGCCACAGGCGGCCGACGCTCCACCAGCATCACGATGAACATCTCCAAGTTCTTCGACACGCTGCATGTGCACATGACGGATAAGGCCGACACGGCCGAACTGGAGCGCATCGTGGTGCAAAGCATGAACCGCGCGCTGGCCATCGCCACCAGCACCGACCGATAAGCCGGGACTAGTCAGACTGGTCGGACTGGTCTGACTGGTCTGACAACCACAACAGCAAGGCTTTTGCCTTAACCCTTAACTCCCGAAAGATTTATGAATAACGTAACGCGCTTTGCGCTTGAGAATATGGCACTCCGCATAACGGGCGGCAAAGTACCTCCCTACTGGCTGTTCCGCGATGCGGGCATCCGCCAGGTTGACGAGGGCGACTACTCTGCCATCCGCGCCATGAGCGACGCCGAACTTGCCGACATGGTTCGCACCAATGCCCTTGGGCTGCCAATGGCCATGCCGTTGAGCCTGAAGCTCGAAGAGCCAGGCGCACAGGAGTGGCTACTGCCATTCGAACCGATGATAAGCCTCACGGGCAAGAACATCATCAAGCGGCGGCAGGTGAACAAGGGCGTTATCCGCGGCTCGATAAAGGAGCGATGGGCGCAAGACGACTACGACATCACCATCGAGGGCGTGCTCATCGGCACCGACGGCCGCTACCCTTCGGCCGACGTGGCCCGGCTCAAGAACTTCTGCGAGGCGGCCTCCGTCACGGCCCTATCGCCGCTATTGGAGGTGTTCGGCATCTCGCGCCTGGTTATCGAGAGTTGGGAAATGCCGTTCACGGCAGGCGAAGCCAACCAGAACTACAGCATACGTGCATACAGCGACGACGTGTACAAGCTGCTGCTCGGCACGAACGAATACGAACTCATGAACTCATAACCTCACCAACTCAAGAACTCTCCACATGTACACAATGGCATACGATATTATCATCGGACAATACAAGCTGGGCATGCTCGCCGCCGTTAGTGTGCACAAGAGCGTGGAGTTGCTGGCCGACACATGCGAAATAACCCTGCCTGCGGCCCAGCTCAACCAGGCACTCGACGTGGAGAGCCGCATAAGGCGCGGCGATGTCGTGTTGGTGAAGTTCGGCTACAAGGAAACGGGACTGACAGAGGAGTTCCGCGGGTGGCTACAACGTATCGCCACAGATGGCGGCGACATAAAACTGTTCTGTGAGGACGACCTCTTTACTTTCAGGCGAGACCTCCCCAATGAGGTTCTCAAACAGGTGCCGCTCTCCGAGCTGCTAGCCCATATAATAAAGGGTGTGGGCAAGGACTATAAGGTCAATTGTACCTACACATGGACTTACGCCAAGTTCGTCATCCACGACGCCACGGGCTACGACGTGCTGAAGAAGGTGCAGGAGGAATGCGGCGCGGACATCTACCTGCAAGACGGCGCGCTGCATGTACATCCCCCCGGCGAGGTGACGGGCACAGAGCGGCGATACGACTTCGCGCTCAACGTAGAAGATGCCGACCTCACCTATCGCCGTGCCGAAGACAAGAAGGTGCGCGTTGTGGTGAAGGCGTTGATGCCCGACGGTAAGGTGAAGGAAGTGGAAGTGGGCAGCACAGGCGGCGAGAAGGTGGAGGTGAAATGCCACGCTTCGGACACCGCATCGATGCAGGCGCGCGGCGAGGCCGAAGTGCGCCGCCGAAGCTTCGACGGTTACGACGGCAGCATTACCACTTGGCTCGTGCCGCAATGCGTGCCAGGCGATACGGCCACGCTGCACGACGCCGACTATCCGCATAAGGACGGCACATATTACGTGCGGGCCGTCACCACGGAGTTCTCCGAAAACGGCGGCGTACGAAAAATAGAATTAGGCTTCAGATTAAGCTGACCGCAGATAGCCCAGCGGGCGCGAGCCATCTTTTCACCCTTTCACTTTTTCACCCTTAAAGAATGGACAACTACAAGGAACTGGCGCAATTGGTGCGCAGCGCAGCCGGCAAGGCCCAACTCACACTGATGCAGGGCATCGTGCGCAAGGTTAGCGGCTTGACGTGCGAGGTGGAGATTGGTGGCATCGCCGTTCCCGACGTGCGGTTGCGCGCCTCGGAAGCTGCGGACGGCGGGCAGATGCTCGTAACGCCAAAAACAGGCAGCGCGGTAATCGTCGGCAGCCTATCGGGCGACCTCACCCAGCTGGTGGTGCTGGCCGTGGACCAAGCTGAGAGCATAACGATAAACGGCGGCAAGCTGGGCGGCCTGATCAACATCGAGCCGCTCACACAGAAGATAAACGAACTGGTGCAGGCGTTCAACGCCCACACCCACCAGGGCTTTCACGGGCCGACTGGCCCACCGCTCAAGCCGGCACAGCAGCTGAATAAGAGCGATTACGAAGATACGACGATAAAACATTAGGCAATGAACGGCATACAGCTGACGGACTTCGCTCCCGCCATACGCGTGCGGCGAGACGAACAAGGCAAGATAACCTCGGGGCTGCAAGTTGGCAACACGCTGCGGCAGAACCAGGCACTCATACTGGCACTGAACAAGGGCGAACTGAAAGAACGCCCCTCGGTGGGATGCGGCATCGCCGACATGCTGATGGACAACGACCCGCTATACTGGCGCACCCTCATACGCGAACAGCTGGAGATGGACCGCCAACGGGTGAACAACATACGCATTACGCCGAAAGGTATCGAAATCGACGCAACATATTAAAAACAACATAACATGATAGAACATTTCTTACAAAAACTTTCCGAGGCACTCTCCACAGTTTGGGGGTGGCTCCTGTTCCTCGGCCTCGTGGTGATGAACTTCATCGTGGGGTATGAAAAAATGGTGGGTTTCACCGTCATGGCCATCGTACTGGATGCCGTCTGGGGCATCGCCGCGAGCCTGGTACAAAAGCGATTCGCACTGAGCGAATTGGCGCGAGACACCTTCGCCAAGCTCGCCGTATACGGCACGGCCGTATTCGCATTCATCCTGGTAGACAAGTTGGCGGGCATAAGCGGCGGGCTGACGACGAGCGTCATCTGCATCGGCATCATTTTGGTGGAATTGTGGAGCATGTCGGCTAGCATGCTGATATGCTTCCCACACATGCCCTTCTTGAAGATATTGAAGAGAGCCTTGGCTGGGGAGATAGCCAGCAAGCTGAACGTAAAGCCCGAAGACGTGGCAGAGGCATTGGAGAACTTACATACAAAACAGGAATGAGAACGATAAAGTACATCGTGGTGCATGCCACAGGTGGTTCGCAGCGAACCACCATCAAGGAACTGATGATGGAATTCGCCAGGCTGGACTGGAAGGCACCAGGGTACCACTATGTGGTGCATGTTGACGGCAGGATAACCCAGCTGCTTGGTGAAGAGAAAGTGAGCAACGGCGTGAAAGGTTACAACCACATGCTCATCAACGTGGCCTACATAGGCGGACTGGACGCCAAGGGAAAGTACGCCGACACGCGCACGGCTGAACAGAAAGAGGCCCTGCGCAAACTGCTGGGCATGCTTCATAAGAAGTATCCGGCCGCCGAGATACGCGGGCATCGCGACTTCTCGCCCGACCTGAACCACAACGGCATCATAGAGCCCTGGGAGTTCATCAAGGCCTGCCCCTGTTTCGATGCCAAGAAAGAATATAAGGACATCTAACCCCGAGAGCAATGAGACACCTATTATATATACTTGCATTAATCATGCTGCTGGCTTCGTGCCGCACGACGCGGACGATAACCCGAAACAGCGAGGTGGACGTTCGCCAGCGCGACTCGCTCGTGCTGCGCGACAGCGTTGTGCTGCGCTACGTCACCGCCACGCGCGACAGCGTGACCATCCGTGACAGCGTGGTGCTGGTGAAGGACAGTTCGGGCAGGGTGATTGCCACTGAGAGATACCGCACCAGCGAGCGCACACGCGACACCCATGCCGACAATTCGGTCACGGCCACACGCGACAGAACGCACGACAAGGGTGTCAGCGCGCATGTGAAGGAAAGGTCGACGGACTCGAAATCCGGCTGGCCTACCCTAGGTACGATAATGGACATCGTGGGGTGGATAGCCTTCGTATTGTTCCTCATACTATTCGCACGCAAGTTATGGAGGCGACGGTAAGGGACGGCCAGTCGTTGGCCGACATAGCCGTACAGGAATACGGCGCATTGGAGGCGGTGGTGCGGCTGGCGATGGACAACGGCATGGCCGTGAGCCAAGCACCGCCTGCGGGAATGCGCCTTCGCCTGCACGACGGCGAGTACAACCGCCCCATGCGCCGCTATTGCCAGGCGCACGGCATCGCCCCGGCCACGCTGCGCGGTGATGGCGGAATGAGGGCGCGCATATTCAACGAGACTTTCAACGATACATTCAACTAAACCCAACTCAATGGCACGCACGATAGCAGAGATAAAGCGCACGATGACCGATGCATTCATGGCCAACGCCACGCTGCGCGAGGCATACGGACTGGCGGAAGGCGACACCTTCGAGGGCAGTTTCTCGGCGGTGAGCCTGGAGAGCATCCTTTTCTTCATCGTGGCGGCATGCTGCCACGTGATGGAGGCATTGTTCGACCGCCACCGCCTGGACGTGGACGAGAAGATAAGCCGCGCCGTGGTGGCCAGCGTGCCGTGGTACTATAAGGTGGCGCGGCAGTTCCAGTACGGCGATGCCTTAGTCTTCGACGATACAACCTCGCAATGGCGTTACCCCACCACAGACGGGAAGAAACGGCTGGTGCGATACGTGGCCGTGCGCGATCGCGGCACAAGCATACAAATACTGGCATCTGCCGACAAGGATGGGCTGCCCGAACCGCTTTCTGCCGATGTTCTAACGGCGTTCAAACACTATATGAACCGCGTTAAGATTGCGGGTGTGGTGCTCAACGTTCGTTCGCTGCCCGCCGACAGCATTCAGGTGAGGGCTACGGTGCAGGTGGACCCGCTTATCCTTAGTGCGAACGGAACAAGGAATGGGGAAGAGTCAAGACCCGTTGAAGATTCGATAAATGCCTACCTGCGCGGTATCACTTATGGCGGAACATTCAACAAAACACGTCTTGTTGATGCCATCCAGGGCGTAGAGGGCGTTGTCGACGTGACGTTGGCCGAATGCCTGTACAAGGCGGCCGCCGATGCCGACTATCGCCCCGTGGCGGGAAACAACTATACGGCAGTGGGCGGCAGTTTCGTTGCAATTGGACTTCAAAACTCTATAAGATATGTGGTATGACGTAGACTTCACCCGATGGGCCGTGCAGCTGCTGCCGCCCATACTGCGCAGCCGCGTGCTGGTGGCACTGCTCCGCATCATCATCATCCCCCTGGCCTATCTGCACCGCCTCTTCACGGATTATCGCAAGAAATTGGCCGAAAGGCTCGACATCACGGCCAGCGTTCAGGATATCGAACGCGCGCTCAACCGTCGATTCTTCTTGCGAAACAGGCAGATATACATAGAGTCCGAATCTGACGACCGGCATCCGTGCCTGTATTTCCATGCGGAGGGCAAGCCGCCCACATTCCTAAACCCACGCATGACGTTATGGATGGCCGGCGAAGTGCCAAGCAAGCCAAACTTCACAATATTTGTCCCCAGTTTTCTTGTCTCGTCGCTCAATTCAGAAGAAGACCGCCATCATGGACGCCACCTCGCGGAGATTATACGCATTGTTGAACGATATAAACCGGCTGGCCGACGCTATGCCATAACGATATACGAATATGAATAGACTTGTTTTTAGTGAGGGTGGGCAGCCCTTATTCCTCGATGACATCAAACTTTTGCAAGACAACGATGCAGGCTTCAACCGCCAGCTCTTGAATGCCATAAGCGGGAGGTCTTCCGTATTCTTGCTTCAAGCATTGGACATGAAGATCTTGTCCGTAGACCAGGAAAAGTTTACAACGACGGCCAAGGTGTACGCAGGCTCAATTGTCATCGCCGGTGACATAATAGACTTCCCCGAAACAACGGTGACTGTTAAGACATGGCACGACCCTTTATATGTCTGCATTAAGGAAACGGAACACGAGGAGCGAGAATTTGAGGATGGACAGACAAGGCCATGCAGGCAATCAACACAGGCATACGTAAGCACAAGTAAGGATGGTGTGAAAGCTGCCTATAACGCCTTCGAACTTCCAACCCTGACAGGACTTCTGCGGCGCAGCGTTGGTATTGAAGGGGCATTCGTATGGAAAGACATTCCTGTTACCTTCTTCAATGGATATGGCGGACAAGTACAATACATGGAGCAGAACGGCTCCATACGTGTGAAAATCAAAGTAAGTAGCAGAAATGGGGATTGGAAAAATTCATCAGATGGACTTCTCTTTGAAGTAGATCCTGTGATAGGCTCTTTTCTGAACCGGAAATGGAGCACAACCTTTGGTGCGGGAGGGGATAACGGCTCATTTCTATGCGCGTTGGAATTTTACGATGGTAAATGTTTCCTCCATGACATAAGGGGGGCTTCTGGAAATGACGGGGCAACTTGGTCTCCAATAGTATGCCCTGTTTCCGTCATTTTTGAAGTAGTAGAATAAGTATGGAAGCAACAATATACGAACTCCAAGCCCGCGCCCAAGCCCTACGCGAGAAGACGCAGGAAGGCAGCATCACCCCCGAAGAGGTGGGTGGGCTCATTGCCGACACGCTCGCCCTGTTGGCAGATGTGGAACAGACGGCGGGAAGTTTGCGCGTGAGCAAGGTCTACGCCTCCAAGGCCGAGATGGAGGCGGACACCGCCCCAGAGGATGCGCACCACCAGCCACTCAAGGCTGGGCAGCTGGTGGCCATACACGCCGAAGGCGACAGCCCGGACAATGGCAACATCTACGTTTACCTCGCGCCAGGTTGGAAGCTAATCGGCAACCTCAACCGCGTGGCCATCGGCGAAGACCTGGGGCAGGCCTATCCTGGCACGAAAGGCAAGAGGCTGGCAGAAGACTTGAACAACGAGCGTATCGAGCGAACCGACAACGACGCCGCCCTGCAACGCGCCATCGCCAATGAGACGGACAGCCGCAGACAAGCCCTTACCGAACAGGCCGAAGTCCTGCGCCGCGAGACCAACAAGGCCGTGGCGGACGAAGCCACAGCCCGCGACAGGGAACTAACGTCCATCAGGCAGAGCATCCGCGATATGCAGGGCAATATCGGCAGCGTCGAGGGATTCAAGCACGCGTTCTTGACGGAAGAAGAGTATAATCGCAAGCAGCAGGCTGGGGAACTCGACCCCGACCGCTGCTACTTCATTGAGGAGTAGGACATGATAAGCAAGGACAACCGCCCAACGGCGGCCGTATATTACGGCACGAGGGCGATAACCGCCGTATATCGTGGCGCGCGGCTCGTATGGACTGCCATACGCAGCTGCTTCGGCTCAGGCGTGTGGATAAGTGAAAAGAATTGGGTTGACAACGAAAACTGGAAATAGACATGGCCAACGGAATAGACAAGAAGATAAACGACCTCGCCACAGCCTGGCAGGGATACAAGGGGACGCGCATCGAGGAGTTCTTGAAAGAATACCTCTCGAAGCTCGACGGCGCAAAGTTCGGCTTCGTGAACATAGAGAGCGGCGAGAACTCGCTGCAGACGATACGGTTCTTCCGCGACGAGCATGCGTATGCCGATTGGTTTGCCGACCGCACGGCGAACGCCGACCGCGTGCTGGGCGAATTTTCACTATACAGCAACAAACCGGTGGAAAGCTACACCATGCGCGCCATCATCACGCGCTACCCCGCCGCCAACATGGCACGTGGAGCGCAGAACGCCGTGAGCTTGGCGTACAATTGTTATTGGGGCGACAACCCTGCCGACCGCGACACGCAGGACGGAACGGCGACAGTAGAGGTGAACGGCGTGGCAGCTCCCGCACTGACGCGCCAGCTCAAGGCCAGCGGCACGGCCACGGCCAACGTCTACACCTTCGAGTTGGGCGACCTGCTTACGGCCGAGACCAATGAGGTGAAGCTGCGCGTGACCAACGCGCACGGTGCGGAGAAGGTATTCACCTTCAACATCAACACGTACAGCCTCACGTTGGAGTTCGACCCCGCATACGACGAGAGCCAGGTGCAGACGTCGCGCTGGTCGCTGCGCGTGCTGTGCCAGGGCGTTCCAGCAACGGTGTATTGCCGCATACAGGACGGAGCGCGCACCGACACGCTAACAAAGAGCATCCACAATTCATCGGGCGAGTTCGTCGTCGATGAGCAGGACCGCTATGGCAGCGGCGCACACGCCATCACGCTGTGGGCCGAGAACAAGGAACTGGGCCTCCGTACACCCAACATCACCACCACCTACATCAAGGCCTCTTCCGGACCGGGCGGCGTGGCCGCGCTGTGCTTCGGCAAGGGCATTCCCGCTACGGCGCGCCAGTTCAGCGTGGCAAGGCTGCCCTACTACTTCTACTTGCCTGACGAAGATGCCGGTACGGCCGTATCGGTGAAGGCCGAGCTGCTGTACGGTGGCGGACAGCACGTGCGCCAGCTCTCCGTTCAGAAGGTAACGTTGAACCCGGATCATGGCAGCGGCCTGCAAACGCTCAATGTGGCGTTCGACGAGGCAGAATATCTGCCCGAGGTGACGGTGCGCCTCTCTGTTGGTGGCGTGTCGGCCGAGTGCAAGATAAGGGTGCAGGGGTTGGGCGTTGACCTCGCTCCTGCCGACGAGTGCAAGGTGTACTTGCCAATGCGCGGGCGTGCCAACGGCGACGAAAGCGCACAGAACATCGTGGCCACATATCGCGGACGGCAGACGGCACGATTGGTACGTTCGGACAACTTCCGGCTAGACGACAACAACGGCTTTATCGACGGACAGGGCATGACCATCCTCGCGGGTAAGAGCGTCACGCTGAAAGACTTCCTGCCGTTCGGCTCGGACTTTGGGGCGAACGGTTCTAAGCAGGGTCGCACCATAGAGATGGAATTCGAGAGCGGCATTTGCTCGGACGAGAATGCCGTCATCGTCGACTGTATGGACGGCGGGACGGGTTTCCGCGTGTATGCCAACCGCGTTGAGCTGGGCTGCGCGACGGGCAACGTGATAACCTACTACCCTGAACAGAGCCGTGTACGCCTGGGCGTGGTGATAGACGGCACCACCACCCACACGCGCAACAACCTGGGTGGCGGCAGCGTGGCCGAAAAGGACGTGAACCTGGCCTACCTCTATATGAACGGCGTTATCGTGCGCATGTTCGACTACGCCACGGCATTGTGGAAACAGGGCGCACCAAAGGAACTCGTGATTGGCAGTCCGCAAGCGGAAGTGAAGCTTTATTCCATCCGCATGTACGACAAGGCCCTGAACTTCACCCAGATGGTGGGCAACTACGCCTACGACACGCCCGACATTGAGGACGTGACCGACCGCGATGGGCGGTTCGTGCGCTTCGGCAAGGTGAGCATCGCCCGGCGCAACGACATCCTCAACAGCGTGGGCGACATACACAACCCCGATGAGATCGTGTCTTATAATAAGGTACGCAAGGCCCTGCCCGAAACGCCCATCGCCGTGTGGGACATTGAGAACCTTCCCTACAACAAGAATAACCCCAATGTGCCCATCACCGGAACGGAATTCATTAACCCGCAATGGGACAAGGCGCGCGATGGCTGGGCAGGTGTCCCATTCAAGGTTGGTCCGCACGCATTCAACGCCGACGGCACGTCGAGCAATGGCTACCCTCTTCCGTACAAGAACTGGGCGGAGATATTTGAAACGTTTTCGGGCGACCCCGTTACGCTCACACTCGATCCTGGACATAGTGACGAGCAGTCCACCTCGTACAGCATCACGCGCGGCGTGGCCGAGGGCGAGAAGGAGATGGTACACAAGGTGAATTTCGCCAGCTCCGAGGGAATCTTCAACGTGCTTGCCATGAACCTATTCCAGGAGATACTGCTGGGCTGCGCGCGTAACGACATGGACCTCTATACGTCGTTCCAGCGTGCACAGGCCATGCAGGGCACGGAAGTTACCTACCGCAAGAGCCTGAGCGGACTGTCGGAAATCGGCTTCCGCAAGACGGCGGCCACGTCGGCCAAGGAACCCACCTTCCTCTCCATATATAATATGATAAATAACAAGTACAGCGCATCTTTCCTCGGTTTCCCGAAGAAAGACCACACCAAGGCGCAGGTGTGGGAGATTGACGAGAACGTGAACTTCTTCAACCGCGAGATGACGCTGCACGAGCTGCTGGCCGATGGCACGGTGCGCCAGAGCAACGGGACGGACAGCGCAGGGCCGATGTATTATGCTCGCGTGCCGAAGAAGTCGCCCACCAACAAGAAGAACAAGCTAGGGCAGGTGAAATCGGCCACCGACGACATCGAGGCTGCCAACAGGGAGTTGGCCGTCATCCGCCGATTCCACAACTGGGTGGTATCGTGTAATCCCCACCTGCCCGAGCGGTATAAGGCCGAACACGGCGAATACAAGCTGCTCGACCAGCCGGTGATGTACAATGGCGTGACGTACGACCGCGACACGCCCGCATATCGTCGCGCGCGGTTCGTCAACACCTACCGCGATTATCTCGTGAAGGACGATGTGCTGTTCTACATTGTGTTCTGTGTGTTCTTCCTCGGCATGGACTCGCTCGACAAGAACATGAGCATTGCCTTCGACGACATCGAGCTGAACCCCGACGGCAGCGTGAAGGTGGCGCACGCACGCCTTTTCCTTCGCGACACCGACACGCAGAGTCTGTTCAACAACTCAGGCGCGCTGTTCTACAAATACTGGGCGGAGTGGAACGACGCCTACAACCCCACCACGGGTAAGACGCAACCAATAGCTGGCGAAACCTACGACCGCGACAACCATGCGTGGCTGCCCAAGATGGACGAGGGCTACTCGCCCGTGTTCAACGGCCGCCTGTCGGGACTTATCGACCTGGTGTGGCAGTGTTGGGGCGACGACCTGGCCGCCATGTATAAGAGCATGCGCGACAACGGACTTGAATCCTCCAACATTTTCCGCCGCTACACAGACTTTTGGAAACAATGGTGCGAGAACCTTTACAACGCCGACGCGATGGGCTATGCCAATACTGGACACTTCACAAAGGCCTACGGCGACAAGCTCATGCTCATGCTATACTTCTTGCAAAAGCGTAGTCGTTACATGGACAGCAAGTTCTGCTGTGGCGCAAGCGTGGTGAACAACCTGCGCATGCGCCTATACGAACAGGGCAAGGGTCTTGCCATCAAGCACTATTCGCCCCTGTACGCCTCTGTGCAGTGGGGTGCGAACAACTTCGCCACGGTGCGCAATATCGACGGAGGCTATGCTTTGATCCCCTTCGGTTTCACCAATCCCCAAAACGCCACCTTCGACATCGACGATGCAGACATGATTACCGACATCAAGACATTCACGCGGCGCGTGGGCGGGCAGGTGACGTATTCGGGCCTCGAGGGGCTTGGAGACTTCGAGTTCGACGCAAATATGCAGCTCTTGCGGCGACTAGAGGAACTGGTGATGGACTATGCGCCCCAACGTCCCAATACGCGCGAACGCGGCACGGCCTTCGACCTGTCGAAATGTGTCATGCTCCGGCGCGTCATCGTCCGCAACGTGAAGAACCTCGCCAAGGTCATTCAGTTGGGAAGTGGCGTCTTGCAGGAGGTGGATTTCACAGGCACGCCCATTAAGGGAGTGGCAATGCCCGAGAACGGCACGCTCACGCGCCTGGTGCTGCCCGACACCATCGAGGAACTGACGCTGCGCGGATTGGACGCGCTTGAGCCGGGCGGACTGAATTTGGGCGGGCTGGCCAATGTGAAGAAGTTCCGCTACTCTGCCTGCCGCAAGCTCAATGGATTCGACCTCTTGCAACGCATCTATGCAGCGGGCGCAAAACCCACCGACATCGAGATGGACGGACTGAATGAAACGCTCGCATCGCTTGACACGCTTGACCTGCTGGCCGCAGCAGGGGCAAAACTCAGTGGGCGTATAACGCTGCGTGGCGTGACGCCCGACTTCCGCGCAAAGCTGCGCTACGTGCAGGCCTGGGGCGACGTGGACAATTCCCGCAACCCGCTACACCTCGTGTACGAGCGAATACCAGTGAACTCGGTGACCATTTCGGGAGACATATATGTGCAAGAGGCAGGTGTTGCTTGGTTGAATATCTCGCCAGACAATGTACGTGCCAACAGCGTGCGCACCATTGAATGGAGCATGGCGGCTAACCCCTACGCCACCCTCGACGCGCGTACGGGTCGAATGGCCGTTACGCGTGTCGGCGCAGACGAAACGGCTAATGCACAAGTGACGGTAACCGTCACTGTGGACGACGGCCGACAGCTCACCGCCACCGAGACGGTGTACTTCTACAAGCGAGCTCCGCAAGCGGGCGACATCGTCTACGCCGACGGATCGTGGAGCGATAAGCATAATAAAAATAAGACACCAATAGGTGTGTGTTTCTACGTATCTGCCGACGGAAAGGACCGTCGTATGATGGGGCTGACACGACTGAACTCTTTTAATACGTCGTGGGGCACATCTGGAAACTATATTGATCGGCTGGCAAAGCTTGCTAGCGAGCCGGCACGCGATATCTCCGTAGTGCGGGGCATGAAAAAGAATTGGCCAACGGAAATCGCGGACGACTGGATGACGCTTGAAGAGCCGTTGCTGGACTATCCGAGGGGAGCCAAGATCCCATACGGAATGTACAACACCCTGTGCATAATCCGTCAGCGCAATGACATCTTGCAGGACGAGAATTACAAGCTGGACGTACCGCATGCATCGGCAGGTGTCTCGGAATTTGAAGACGTTAAAAGATGTGCTTTGAAATACTTCAATGAAAATCAGATATACGTCTACTATGTGCCGGCCAGTCTTAGCTATGCCTATTCTCCGGCCGTATTGAAGGGAGAGACTCTCTCCAATCAATTCGCACCACATAAATGGCGTCTTCCATCAGCGGCGGAGGCAAAAGCCATACTTGTCAGCATAGCCAACGATTACACCTCAGACAGGAACTTTCTCAAGGCGGCAGTTTCCTATGGCCTGATTGAACAGTTGGTGATTGATGGTAGTGTGTACGTGAAGTCTTTGGAAACTTCACAAGAAACATCCGCACAAGAGAGGCTCGTAGGCGTGGAGTGGACTGTAAGGGGCTGGGTGAAATGGGGAGTGTGCACGTACGTCTTCCCTATATGCAACTTTTAATTTAAAATGAAATGGAAAAGGTCATTAGAATTATTGAACGAGGCGTTGTAAAGGTTCTCCTGTTTCCTTTTGGACGTGAGGAACCCATAGAACTCACAGCTTGCGGGCTTTGCAAGAACAAGATCATTGCAGCTCTTGTCAGGCTGAAATACAGCCAAGAGGAGGTGGAGGCACTGCTGTGCGAATATGTAGCATGCCCCACCGACAAGGCTGCCAAGCAGGCGTTCGACGGGCTGATAGCCTATCGGCGCGAATGCGAGGCGGAAGCCGACAAGTTGATGGAAGAATACGAGAAACTGCAGACTTAGTTCTGCATGGGTTGGGGACAAAAAGCCCCCGACCATTGTTAAAGTAACGCCAATCACTTATAACAAACCGCAGGAGCGTGTGGTCGGGGGTATATCCTCGTCCACGCTCCTGCGGTTATATGTTTATAAGTGATTGGCAATACAAAGGTAATAATAAAATTCAGGATAACAACAATGACACACACAATTTATCAACAAGCACCCCTTCCTTTTATGGGGCAGAAGAGAAAGTTCGTTAAGGCATTTAGGCAGATTTTAAAGAGTTACCCCGACAATGTAACCATCGTCGACCTGTTTGGTGGTTCCGGTTTGCTCTCGCACGTGGCCAAGCGCGAAAAACCGAATGCCACGGTGGTATATAACGACTACGACAACTATCATCGTCGTATCGCTGCCATTCCACGTACCAATGCGCTGCTGGCCCGCATTCGTGAAGTCACCGAGAGTTTGCCACGTGGTAAGGTGATACGCCAGCCGCACCGCGACCGGATATTGGAAATCATTGCCGAAGAGGAACAGCGCGGCTTTGTCGACTACATAACCTTGTCGCCCTCGCTCTTATTCTCTATGAAGTATGCCAACAAGATGGACGAACTCGTCAAGCAAACGTTCTATAACACGGTCCGGCGAAACGACTATTGTGCAGACGGCTACCTCGACGGCCTGACCATTGTGCACAAGGACTACAAGGCCCTCTTCAACGAATACCGCGACAAGCCCAATGTCCTCTTCCTTGTCGACCCGCCTTATCTCTCCACCGAGGTCGGCACGTACACAATGACGTGGAAGCTGGCAGATTACCTCGACGTGCTCACCATTCTCCAAGGGCACGACTACGTGTACTTCACTTCAAACAAGTCACAGATAATCGAACTGTGCGAATGGATAGGACAGAGCCGCATCGACCGCAACCCATTCGAATGTGCGCACCGCGTGGAAGTGAACACCACGATGAACTACAACAGCAGTTACACAGACATCATGTTATATAGGAAAAATGAAAACGATGAACAAATACTACAGCCTGCTGGATAATATATTGTCTGACGGGCACAACCAAACAAACAAGAAGGGCAACATCACATATTTGCTCAACCAGCAGCTGACACTCACCCCGGCCGACCTGCTGGATATATTCGAAAGCCGCAGCATCGCACGGCGCAAGCTGCGCAACGAACTCGACCTGTTCATGCAGGGCGAGCGCGATGTGGCGAAATATCGCAAAGCCGGCATAACGTGGTGGGACTATTGTGGAAGCATACTTGTGAACAGCTACCCGACATATTTCGAGAAACTGCCCGCCCTCATCGCGCGCATCAACCGTGAGAAGCGAACCAGCAAGAACTACGTCCTCTTCCTAGGCTCAACCGACGCCGAGAGCAACCAAGCACCCTGCTTGAGCCTCGTGCAGTTCCAGATAGACGATGGCCAACTGGTAATATCCGCCTACCAGCGCAGTTCCGATGCCAACCTCGGCCTGCCCTCAGACATCTACCACCTCTACCTGATGTCGCGCCAGATAGAACTGCCCCTGAAGTCCATCACCCTCTTCCTTGGCAACGTCCACGTCTACGAGAACAACATCGGCCGCACCCGCGCCCTGCTCGATGGTGACGAAGGCGTGAAGTTCGATCTGAACGTATAGTGGCCTACACGTGGAAACATGATAAAACGGCATCCGAACACCTTTCTAATGGTGTCCGAATGCCGTTTCTTTGTATCACCCAAGAGCGTTTTCGTGGTACGCTTCGTTTTATTTTTGCATACGCTTCGTTTCCAAATTCAGTAACGCTTCGTTTTGCGGATTATAGATTGACGAGGTTTTGCCCGCTAACGTTTTTCCATTGCGCATAATCGGTGTTTCCATTAAACAACGGACTGGCTGCTAACAACAATGTTTTTGCCCTCACGGCTAAAGCCATTATAGATGTCGCGCGCCCCCAATCCTGGTTGTTTTCATAAACAGCGGGAAGATGTTTAGACACATCGAGCAATTCTTTATCTATCCAATCCACCACATTGTCTACGGGTGTTTGTTCCAACATCATCTCGTTTGCAGGATCGGTTGGCGAAACTAATCTGCCCGGCGCAAAGGGTATCGCACCGTAGGCCTCTACCATCAGCGAGTAATAGTAGGCATTAAGAAATCTTACCTCGTTCTTCATCTGCTCCACATAGTCCTGTGTGAGTCCTTCGCTGGGTATCACACGCACATTATTAAGGAATATAAGTCCAGTACGTATGCGCTTAGGCAATTCCACCCAGTAGTTGGCATTCCAGGTCGACGAGGGGTTCCAGTTGCCTGTTGTGTAGGCATAGGCCTCGTTCCATCCATAAGGCGACCACTCAATAGGAATCACCATGTCGTCGCTCATGATGTTGTAGCCCTGGTTAGTCATGTATCCCCACATGGGGCTGGGTATGCCTGCATAAACGCTTGCAAGCCAGTCCTCAGTGCGTATCTTGTCCGAGAATACCATTTCCATATTCAGTTGGTCGTCGGGGCTCTTGTCTAAGAAGTCACAACCAGTCAGGCTGATGAGCGAGCATCCCACAACCGCAGTCGCTATGATTTGTTTAAAGGTTTTCAT